TTCAACCCTAGGCTTCACCATCAGTTTAGGCTCCACGCTGCGCGGCGCGGCTAGGCTTGGAGTCTGTCGGCGCTGCCCGTTGCGGTACGGGCCGACGTTGTCCTATCTAGCACCAGAACTTGCCCAGTCTGGGAGGGTCACCTCGGCAGCGTTGCCCCGTAGGGGTCGAGCTTCACCGTGAGGAGGTGGCGGGATTCGAGCGCGCTGCGCCCCGGCTCCCCGTCGCCGATGTCAAGAAGATCTCACATATCACGACCAACGAACAATGAAATGTGCGCTAGGGTTATATTCCTGTTGGTCATAGGTCGGTCGCCCTGTGTCGCAGGTCATGGGCTGGTGGGGTGACGTGGGGCGGATAGAATGACTGCATCTATATAGGCGGGAAAAAGGGCGCAATGGATAAGCTCACACCGAAACAGGAACGATTCGCTCAGTTAGTGGCTGGGGGTAGCAGTCAGGCGGATGCCTATCGGGAAGCTTTCAACAGCAATGGCAAGGACTCCACGGTTCACAGTGAGGGGTCGCGGCTGATGAAAGACCCCAAGGTTTCCGCAAGGGTGGATGCACTTATTGCACTAAAGGAGAGAGCGATTCAACGAAAGGCGGTCTCGGACAGAGAACTGGTCGTGGGTAAGCTGCGGCGATGGGTTGAGGATGGCATCGATCCAACGACAGGCGACGAACCAACTAATGCTCAACTGGCTGCGGCTCAACTGCTGGGTCGGACTGTCGCACTATTCTCCGACAAACAGGTAGTCGAAAAGGTAGAACGATCACCGGACGAGATAGCAGCCGAGATCGAGAAACGATTAGCATCAGCGGCAGACGACCAACCGCTGCACTAAAGCTAACGGTTAACGTAAGACGCACAACGAATAACAACGGTTAGAGTAAGGCGGTCTTTTTTTGAGAGGATCGCGCAAATCACGCACACCCCCACCCCCCCTAATGCGTGCGAGTGCGTCACCATATATACATAGTGAAACGCTCAAACGATTACCCCTTTTTTCTGACAGATAGCATAACGCACAACGAAGAACCCCTTTTTTGTGTGGCACAAAGGCTAGGAGTCCCAGAGCCAAAAAAAAATTTCTAAAAAAATTGGCGTACTTTTTTGTTGACATTCTTTGTCAAGGTCTTCAGTCTGCTAGAATCACCAAAGGTGACATAGAACGTTCTACAGGTTGAACGTTCATTCGCCCCTCCGGGGTACTACGGGGCTTCAGGTTATCGTTTTAGGATTAACGTTCTACAGAAGAACGTTCTATCTGTAGAACGTTCTATGGATTCACATGTCAAAAAGAATCGACAAAGATTTGCTCAAAGGAGTGACTGATCTTCCGGTAGAAGAGCAGAAAGAAATCCTAGAGCTTCTTGAAGCCTTAGAAGAGACAGAGAAGAAAGAACGTGCCCGTGAAGAGTTCATGGGATTTGTAAACTACGTTTGGCCTGCCTTCATCGAGGGACGGCACCACAAGATAATGGCTGATGCTTTCGAGCGTGTAGCTAGAGGGGAATTAAAGCGGCTAATCATTAACATGCCGCCCAGACACACGAAGTCCGAGTTTGCTTCGTATCTCCTGCCAGCATGGTTCCTTGGCAAGTACCCCGAAAAGAAGATTATCCAAACGGCGCATACCGCCGAGTTGTCTGTAGGTTTTGGTCGTAAGGTTCGTAACCTTGTCGATGCAGAGGACTACAAGAGCGTATTCCCCGACTTAGGCTTGAGATCTGACTCAAAGGCTGCTGGTCGATGGAGTACCAGTAAGAACGGCGAATACTTCGCTATTGGTGTTGGTGGTGCGGTCACTGGTAAAGGTGCCGACTTGCTGATTATCGATGACCCGCATTCTGAGCAAGAAGGTCAGAGTGCAGATCCCGGCGTGTTTGACCGAGTATACGAGTGGTATACCTCTGGGCCTCGACAGCGTTTGCAGCCGGGAGGAGCCATTGTTGTGGTTATGACCCGATGGCACAAGCGGGATTTGACGGGACAGATCATCAAATCATCCGTTCAACGGGCAGGCACCGATGAATGGGAGGTGATTGAGTTCCCAGCGATCATGCCATCTGGCAAGGCGCTGTGGCCTGAGTTCTGGTCTTTAGAGGAGCTAACCTCCCTACAGAACGAACTACCGGCACCCAAATGGAATGCCCAGTACCAGCAAGACCCCACCTCAGAGGAAGGGGCGCTGGTCAAAAGAGAATGGTGGCGAAGATGGGACGATGATCGTCCGCCGCCGTGTGAATTTATAATTCAGTCGTGGGATACAGCGTTCTTGAAGACGCAACGTTCCGACTTCTCTGCTTGCACTACGTGGGGCGTTTTCTACAAACCCGACAGTGATGGGATCACCCAGCCGAATATCATACTGCTGGATGCCCACAAAGAGCGTCTTGAGTTTCCAGAACTGAAGAAAGCGGCAATGGAGTTCTATAACGACTGGCAACCTGATGCCACTATCGTGGAAGCTAAAGCTGCGGGAACCCCGCTGATCTTTGAGCTACGAGCGATGGGTATCCCGGTTGCGGAGTACACCCCGTCCAGAGGTAACGACAAGATCAGTCGTGTGAATGCGGTCTCAGACCTGTTTGCGTCTGGCATTGTATGGGCACCCGGAACGAGGTTTGCCGAGGAAGTGATCGAAGAGTTCGCTGCTTTCCCGGCTGGTGAGCACGATGACCTTGTTGACTCATCCACACAGGCACTGCTTAGGTTCCGCCAAGGCGGGTTCTTGAGACTAAACTCCGATGAAGAAGATGAGCCTCACTACCCTAAACGGGCCTCGTACTATTGATTGAAGTCAAAGGGTACGTGATAGATACGGTGTTGAAGCCGTTCTTCCGAAGGTACTCCACCTTTGGTGACAAGGTATTCTTCGAGAATAAAGACTTTCCTTTCACTAACGTTCTTGAAGAGAACTACGATGTGATCAAGGCTGAGTTCGAGCAGATGCAGGATCGGCTCAATGAGTTTGCTCCGTTCCAAGAGATCAGCCCGGATCAGACGTTCATCTCAGACGATGACAAGTGGAAGATGTTTTTCCTCAAAGCGGGGAATGTGCGATTCGAGAGGAACTGCCAAGAGTTCCCAGAGACCATGAAAATCCTAGATTCAGATAAGAACTTGGTATCTGCCTACTTCTCTGTGATCGGGCCAAACAAAATGCTGATGCCACACAATGGGCCGTGGTGCGGCGTTCTAAGAATTCACATGGGGATACAGGTTCCAACCGATGGGAAGGGATGTGTCCTTGTGGTCGATAAGCAAGAGTATCGGTGGGAAGAAGGCAAGGCCGTAGTGTTTGATGACACATACGAGCATTTTGCCGTGAATATGACCAACGGATATCGTATAGTGTTGTTTCTGGATTACCTGAGACCACTGCCTATGCCGTTGAGATGGGTTAACCGATTTGTTTTGTACATCGCTAGATTCCTGCCCTACTTCAAGGAGCCTATCCGTAGGCACAAGAAATGGGAAGAAAGGTTCTACGGAGACTCTGCGTAATGGCATATCTCCAAAGCAACATCCCATACTTCAAATGCTGGGTGCGGCGAGAGTACACATACAACCACCGCAAGTATCACGGCGAGTTTCTCCACGCGATGGCAGTAGCGGTAACGACTATGCCATGCAGGAGCCTGAGCTTTCAGGTGATTTTTACGGGCGCAGAGACATACGACACCGACGAGCCTAACGTTCACGGTGGCGCGATGTGGGCACGTATGCCTTTGACTGCGCTAGTGGGTGACACTCCTTTTGAGGAATGGCCTGACCCCATGCCGACGTGGGCTGCCCAGCCGTGGGATTGTAGTTCGAGAGATCATTCGGTGTATGTCTTAGATCGTTGTACGCCGTGTCCGTGGCTTGCTAAGATCGACGGCGAGATGTACCCAGCAAAATACATGTTTACCGTGGATTACACGGACAACGAAATAGCTGATGACCCAGCGCAGCATAAGCAAAGCCATGTAATGGAGCTTTTGGATGCCGGGAAATGGACTGGAAATATCGTTGCTTTACCGAATAATCGGGTTAGAGTGACTCATCCAGCGTGGTTTGAGACAGGAGAAGGCGCTCCAGACTTTAGACCATCGCAGCATATTCACTACAGTAAGTCGGACTTGGATTACACGTTAGACGTTAATCAGGTTTTTGATAATCTTTACTCAAAGGAAGACCATGAAGAAGACTAAAGGATATATGGCTGGCGGCAAGATGAAGACCAAAGGCTACAAAGCTGGCGGCAAGCTGCCTATGGTCGAGAAAGGCGGAAAGATGGTTCCCTTCTACGCTGCTGATGGCGAAGGCAAGATGGCTGGCGGCGGTAAGGTACGAATGAGTACGAAGATGATGGCTAATGGCGGCCCTACCATGATGAAGAACAAAGAAGGCGGCAACGTTGTTATGCGTGGTAACGGCAATGCTCGTAGCCGAGACTTTGGTAAGAACGGCTAAATGGCAATCGACCGCCCTCTGGCGACTCCAGAGCAAAGCATATTTTCTCAGGGTCAGGACGGTGAGCCTGATCTAGAGATTGAGATCGTTAACCCAGAATCTGTGTCTATTGAGACAGAGGACGGGGGGATGATATTCGACTTTGATCCTCAGGACTCGTTGACGGGAATGATCCCTCATGACGCTAACCTAGCCGAATACATTGACGATGGTGATCTCCGAGGCATTGCTACTGACCTAGTGGGGCAGTACAAGTCCGACAAGGAGAGTCGTTCAGACTGGGAGCGCACGTACATTGAAGGCTTGGATCTTTTAGGACTCAAGCATGAAGACCGCACCACCCCTTGGGATGGCGCTTGCGGAGTGTTCCATCCGCTTTTGACGGAAGCCGTTATTCGCTTTCAGTCACAGTCTATCCAAGAGTTGTTCCCTGCCGCTGGCCCAGCTAAGACCGCTGTGGTTGGCAGGGTAAGCGATGAGAAACAGGAGCAAGCTGAACGGGTTCAGGATTATCTGAACTACCTTTTGACTGAGCGGATGAGCGAGTATCGCACCGAGACGGAAAGACTTCTGTTCTCTTTGCCGCTTGCAGGATCTGCGTTCCGCAAGATTTATTACGATCCAAACATGGGCAGACCTTGCAGCATGTTTGTACCGGCAGAAGACTTTGTAGTTAGCTATGGAGCTTCAGACTTACAGACGTGCGAGAGAGCTACACACGTTATGCGCCGTAGCGCAAACGAGGTACGCAAGCTTCAGGTCGCTGGATTTTACTCAGACGTGGAATTACCAGCACCCTCTCCCGACTACGATGACATCGAAAAGAAGTACAACGAGCTTACTGGCGACTCTGCCAATTACGATCTCGACTATCGTCATGTCTTATTGGAGATGAATGTTCATTTAGACCTTCCCGGTTTTGAAGATACGGCGAAGGGTGAGCAGACTGGCATCATGCTCCCGTATGTCGTGACGATTGATTACTCTTCTCGCACCATTTTATCTATTCGACGGAACTGGTATGAGCCAGATGAGCAGAAGATGGCTCGTCAGCACTTCGTTCACTACCAGTATATGCCCGGATTGGGCTTCTACGGCTTCGGTTTGCTCCACATGATTGGCGGATTGGCTAAATCTGCCACCTCTTTGCTGCGACAACTGGTCGATGCAGGCACTTTGGCTAACCTTCCGGGTGGTTTGAAGGCCCGTGGGCTGCGAATCAAGGGTGATGACACCCCAATTATGCCCGGAGAGTTCCGCGATGTGGACGTTCCCGGCGGAAGCATAGGCGAAAACATCAGTTTCTTGCCCTACAAAGAGCCAAGCACGGTTTTGTACCAGCTTATGGGCGACATTGTGGAGGAAGGACGGCGTTTTGCGTCCGCTGCTGACGTAAAAGCGTCCGATATGAACGCTGAAGCGCCGGTTGGCACCACATTAGCCATACTTGAGCGGTCAATGAAGGTCATGAGCGCCGTTCAAGCGCGGTTACACGCCTCTATGAGGTCGGAACTGCGCCTTTTATCAAACGTTGTGCGCGATTTTGGGCCTGAAACGTACCCATATGACGAAGATAAGGAGCCATTGGTGGCTTCTGACTTCGATGACAGGGTAGATATCATTCCAGTTAGTGATCCTAACGCAGGAACGATGGCTCAACGCATTATGCAGTACCAAGCGGCGCTGCAATTGGCGCAACAAGCGCCTCAGATGTACGACATGCCGCAATTGCACCGGCAAATGCTGGAAATCCTGAACATTCGGGACGCAGACAAGCTTGTTCCCACCGATGATGACATGACTCCAGTCGATCCGATCACTGAGAACATGAATATCATCAATGGTAAGCCGGTTAAGGCGTTTGTTTACCAAGATCACGAGTCTCACATCATGGCGCACAAGGCTATGCTGGAAGATCCAAAGGTCATGGAGCTTATGTCGCAAAGTCCCAACGCAGATTCGGCAGCAGCAGAGATGGCTGCTCACGTACAGGAACATTTAGCGTTCCAGTACAGGTTGGAGATCGAGAAAGAGCTTGGATTCGAGCTACCGGGGCCAGAAGAGCCGCTGCCTGAGGATATTGAGTACCGTATCTCTAGGCTTGCAGGACTTGCAGCGGATCAACTCAAAGGCAAGAACCAGCAAGAGGCGCAAGCTGCGGAGCAGCAGCAACAGGC